CAGAAAATAACAGAAAGGAGGAACTGATGTGAAATTGGTTTTTACATCATTCAAAATTCCTGTTTCTGAGCCTGAAATACATCAGGTTCTGTTTAACAGGTGTCGCAAATTAAACATCCAAAGATAGAAAGGAGGTTAATGCTTATGACGGATTTACAAATCCAGTATTACAGAGCTAATGAAGACAAGAGGCATAATCTTGCTACTGAAGCATTAACAAACTGGATCAATCGAGCAACAGCTGCGACCAATCAAATGAATGCTGAAACAAATCGATTGAATTACGGAGTGAATGCTGCTAATGCGGAAACTAATCGTAATAATATGCTTATTAATAGCAGAAACGCAGATACGAATGCAGCTAACTCACAAATTAACTATTATAATATGTTGGTTAATCGAGCGAACGCTGACACTAACAGGATCAACGCTAACACGAATGTGTTTAACGCAAATACCAACAGAATGAATGCTAATACTAATGCATTCAATGCGCAGACTAATCGATTAAACTATGATGTTAATCGAATTAACGCAGCAACTAATGCTAGAAATGCTGCAACTAATGAATTTAATGCGCAGACGCAGTTAAAACGTTATATGCTTGATGCTAATAATGCTGAATACCAAAGAAGACTATGGTCAGCAGATGCAAATTACAAAGAGCAAATTACAGATCCAACTGTGCGTAAACTAAATGCTGAATCACTTAAAGCAATATCTGGTGGAAATAGCAATGGTTCAGGTGGTAGAGCTGGCATTGCAGGTATTCTTGGCAAAACATGGCTTGCCAATGACTTGAATAAGTTATACCAGATGGCTAATGGCACAGCGGATTGGCTTGAATCAGACAAGTCAAGTCAGTGGTTCGGTAGTATGTTGTCACAACCAGGATATACAACTGCTTCATTTGTTAGATTACTGGGTAAGACAGCACACAAAGTTTATTCAAAACCACTTGATAACAAAGAGTATATCAACGATACTGCGATGACAGATTATCCGGAATTTTGGTACAAACAAATGAATGATAAGTACGGAATCTGGCACTAAATAGAAAGGAGAATACAATTATGAGTAGAAAGTATTCAAACAAGAACAAAAATAATGGTAACAACAACAAATATGAAGTGAGCGCAAATGCTGATGAAATAAAGTCATCAGGCAATAGAACTAGTAGAACTACGAGAAATGGAAAGTCTACAATTAGTAAAGGAAAACAATTACCTAATGGTATGGCACTCACAAATGATCCAGCATGGTGGAGTCAGGATCCTAATTTACTGGCAGATGCGATAGCTACATCTACAGACTTTACTGGTACAGTTGTCGAACTAGGAACTAGAGCAGAAGGTCCAACTCACTGGTTTGCAGCACCAGGATTCTTATCCTATGAATTATATCCAAATTTTGGAATAAATAAAGGACCAGACGATCCGTTGAATATGGGTACACGTCAATATTATGCTTTTCTTAGGAATAGAAAGCGTGCCACTAAATACGATGCTGTTGATCTAACTTGTTACACATTAGCCCTAGGAGAAATAAGATCATTCTTAGTTTTCCTTAAGCGAGCCTTCGCTTTAAAGAACTTAAACAAAGTTGAAAACCGTTACTTATATGATGATCTATTGAAATCTATGTACTTAGATCCAGATGCTTGGAGAAAAGAGTCATTCCGTTTTGTGAGTAGATGGAGTACAATGCAACTTTGCTTGAACCCATACTTACATCCAGACCTTGCATATTATGACTTAAAAGATGCAACTTATAAGTATATATATACAGAAACACCGGGATCATATTCAGATCAGATGCATATTATGAATCCTGCAGGTTTCTATTGCCTTAGTCATGATGAGGATGGAGCTACATCTTTAACGTTCAAGGAATGGGCACTTGATGGCTATTATAGAGACATAGATGCAGCATTCGATTTTCTAAAAGAAATGGTGGATGCACTTATGAATGATCAATCATTTATGGCAATGTCTGCGGACATTTTAGACTCATTAAGTCCAGCAGAATTAAAACCTTGGAATTTCCAGCTTGACGATATGACACTGGATTCAATTTTTGTATATGATCCAGTTTATTTATACAGATTCAAGAATATGCCTGTTTCTGGTGATACATTATTTGATACTGATGTAAAACAGGATCCGACTAAGGGATTCTTAGTTTCATGTCCAAAAGTAGTTATAGGTAGTAGTGGAGCTAATTATTTCCTTGAGGATCGTAAGTTAATCACCACACCTGAGTGGAATCCAAGCGTTCCAATGTTAACAGAGTTTACAATGTTCACACCAGCATGTCGTCCTGATCCATCTGGCGCTACTGGAACGTATGAAGTATCGAGCGGTTTTTACTTCTGTAACACTGTTTGGTGTGTGACAACACAGAGAGATGGAACTAGAGAGTGGATTAAAGTAGGTGAAACTCGTAAAGCAAGTGATGTAACTTTGAAATTGTTACTTCAGCTTAGACCGTTTAAATATTGTCCAAGAGTTATGTTCCATCTAGCAGGAAATGACGGTAAATATGGCGATTCATCATTTCTTATGGATTACGTTGATTCTGACGCTATATGTGTCATGGAAAATAGAAGTTTGATGAGATTACACAATGCAGTAATGATGAACGCATTTTCTGTGCAGCTTAATAACTTACAGACTGACGCTACTGTTAAAGCAGTACCTATGAATAGTACTCCTAATAGAGGCAGTGGCAATAGAACCAAATAGTTTTAAGTTTCAAAAGGGCTTTGTACCCTCTCCCTCCGGGGAGTTCAGCAGTTGGATCAGATTGATCCAATGGTTTACTGCACCATCTCGAAATTTATCAGCGTTTCGATTTCAGATAATTAACAATCCACCAGCTGGATAAACCAGTCTGGTCACGTACCATAGACTTGGTATATCCTAGGAAATCTGGCATCATTTCGATAGCTTCTTGAGCGTACCTGTCAATATTCTCAAGAAAACCTGGGATATCTATTCCTAACCTAAATTTGTCCCTTGCGATGCAAAAATCCACGAATTCCTCCTTCAGAGGGTGATATTTACAATTTTCAATGATAGATAATTCGCGCAAAGCTACCATCTTAGCAGACCACTCATCTGCATCGTAGAATCTTTCTTGCATACACAGCCTACCCAACGCTCGGGCGGTTGAATATACACCTGCGCATACGCCATTGACGCGATAGTCTTTGTGATGCCAACGTCTCAAATATACGCAGTCTTGTTTGCTCACATACTGTTTACTAGAGTTCATTTCTAGTCCATGTGAAGTATATGAACGCATTACATCCTCCGATGTGATTCCAGGATAAGTTAATATCCCGTCATCTCCCAAACACATCGAATTTGGGTTAAGTGTTTGTCCGGAACGCAGAGCTGCTTCAAATTGAAGCGCAGTATGGGCCAATGTTTCATCCGCGTTGGTTCCACCAGAACCAGAACCCATTCCATGTCGACCAGTCCTTACCTTTCCGAATTGGTAAGCTAGAGGAATTTGATATTTGACTGGGAATACCTGTTCGAACCAATAATGGCTAGCAGCGTCATCCACCACAAGCTGGTGCAATATGGCTTCTGCTGCATCTTGCAACGATTGATTAAAATGTTGGTCGAACTTTGAAAAGTCTGTACATACAACCACGTCGTCTTCCCCCTTTGTATCAAACAATTGGGTAATACGTCTGTCTACCGATTCCATGCTAACCCAAGCTGGAACTAGATCGAATTTCTGGAAACATTCGATCAGTGGTTGATATAATCGTAATTCTTCAATATTAACTGCGAATGGAAACATCCAAACCACTCGCTGTTTTGTGTCTTCAGGGTGTATACCACCCTCTTGGCCACGCCATCCTAAGACTGCACAAGTGTTATATGTTGACTTGTAACCATTAAGACGTTGATAACCCCGATCAAGTGAACAGGGTACGGTTTTATCAACGACCGTGCGTCTTTTGGTAAAATAAGGGCTGCCTGAGTTTGTTGACTTCTTCATCGTATCTACTGTACGTTGCTGACTACGAAGTTTTAATCCCTTACTTTGCTTGAATTTCTCAATAGTGGCTGCAAGCGCGGCTTGATCCAGAGGTTCCGCTGGTAGAGAAATACCTGTGTAATATGCATCAATGTCATCCAATCTTTGATCAACTGGTTTCATAACTGACATTGGTCCGTTCTTCGCGGCAAGATCTTTCTCAAATTCAAGCAGGGTTGGCCAACTAGTGGACAGTTTGTCTAAGTGCGGCATCCACTCAGCCATTATCTGCTTAAACTGCTTCAAGACACGTTTGTTTTGCTGCTTTGGGGTTAAGGCCTCAAATTCATCCTTTGGCATTTTAATCCAAGGTGTATGGTAGATATACGGTTGTCCTCGGTCCACAATTCCAAAATAGGAACGCAAACCAGGGTTAGGTAGTTCGAAACAATCTACAAATTTCGGACTCCATGATCTTGAACTCATATTTATGGACATAGTTCGTTGTCCTCCTTTCATTGAATTTGTA